GGCAAGTAACCAGATGTTTGACGGCTTCCCGACTCATTACACTAAATTCGGCCTCGTTGGATCTGTGTGCTCTCACATGATGCATCTTGATTGTTTTCAAGTATATATTGTTTGAATTCTGGTCGTTCTAATTGAAGTTGAGGAGTATGATTATGAACATGTCTTGCAATCATTTTATACAATTTAAAATCAGGATATCTCTCATCTCCATTATTTTTATACAATAAGTTTACTCCTTTATCATCTAAACACCATTCAACAATAATTTTTGTTATAGGATCATCTATCTTATTTATATCTTTAATTTCTTCTAAATCTTCAACTAAATAATCAAAAATAGAGCAGGCTAAACGTGACAAATCAAAACTAGGGTTTGGTTCTAATTGCGGTTTTTTTTCATCAAAATAAGGTTCAGTATTGTATTGACCTGCAGCATCATTTCCATTTTGAAAGCTATCACTACAAAATATTTTTCCTTGAAATTTGTAAATACTTCTTCCAAAATCTATAATTTTGAAAATCTTACCAAATGTTGGTACTTTATAAATTTTTTTATTATAATAATAAGTAATAAATTTTTTTGATGTTTGATTGTACATTATATTGTTTGAGTGTAAATCATTGTGAGTAAACGAAAAAACTTTTTGATATGTAATCAATATCATTATTATTTGCATTAGTGCTGAAAACCATTCCTCTGTTGTTAATTCACTATTTAATATTAAATCATCTAGTGTATTTTCACAATTTTCCATACAAATCAACTGTACAGGGAATTTACAAATAGTCACATTTATTTCCTCTTCCTCTTCCTCTTCCTCTTCCTCTTCCTCTTCATCAACAACGTATTTGTGGTATTCATCATTATCATTTTGAGAATTTATATCTTCCCAATCACTAATGGATTTATATTCAGATTCATGCTCGGAATTATATTCATTTTCGTCAATTTCACTATTTGTATAAGATAATCTTGATGAACAACTACTTGAGCTAGAAGTTGACTTAAGTGTTGTTACATTATTATCATTACTATTAATATGGTTAAATTTTTTATCATCAAGATCATCGTCAATATCATCGTCAAGATCAACTTCAACAACTAAATCAGTTTCTCCTTCAGATTTTGTAGATTTTTCACAAATATCGTTATTGTCATCATTGAATATATTTTCATATATATCATTATTGATTGTATTGAAAGATAGTATAGTTTTTGCACTAGAAGTATAATCTATTTTAATAGATTTTAATTTTTGTTTTTCAGATTTAATCAAATGTTCATAATCATCTATTTTAAATAAAACATTTTTATTTTTATTAAAAAATTCTGAATTTGTTAAATAGTCCAAGTCATCAAATACATTGATTACGAAATTATTTTTAACCGAGAGAAAGGATCCATAATATTCTAATCCATGGTTAAAATTATATTTATTCTTTAGAACAGATGTTAAATAAACAAAAAAACCATCTACATAGGCAGAGTTATTTGAATCTAATAGTTTGCAATGGCAAGCATTACCAATATCTAAATTAGGTAAATTGTATAATTTATCATCACTAACATTACTATATTTACCTACCAAATATTTGTATGGATCTAATAATGGTGCCAGTTTGATAAATACGTTTTTATTTTTAATTTCATCATTTTCTATATTTTTAATAATACAATGGAATAACTTCTTCGTTTCACTATTTGTATCAACCTCGTTTTTAATATTATGTAAAAACCATTTGTGATTTAAATTGATACTGTTAAAGTTTGTTTCATTTAATGAAAAGAATCTATTATAAATTGGGATATAATTTTGCGTTTTTGAGAGAAAAAGCAAATCAGGGTTTTCTAAAGACTTGAAGAGATCAATATTCTTTCTTTTTTGATAATTAATTTCGTATGCATTCGTATTCATACTCATGTTCATATTCATATTCATATTCATATTCATATTCATATTCATACTCATTCTTAGGTATAGGTAATTAAAATATAAATAATATCGCTTTTTAACTTATTTTATAATTTGAAGGATAATTCGTAAAAATAAATAAATTAATTTTTCTAAATTTAATAAGAATGTCTTTAGAATTAAAGAAATTTGATATGAAAAGTATTAGTTTCAAGTCCAATGAATCAAAAGGACCAGTTATTGTTTTAATAGGTAAACGTGATACGGGTAAAAGTTTTTTAGTAAGAGATTTGCTTTATTATCAACAAGATATTCCTATTGGAACAGTTATTTCTGGAACAGAAGAAGGAAATGGGTTTTATGGTAAAATGGTACCGCGTTTGTTTATACATAATGAATATAACACTGCTATCATAGAAAACATCTTAAAAAGACAAAGAACTGTATTAAAACAAATTAAAAAAGAAATGGAAACATATAAACGAACGACAATTGACCCTCGTGCTTTTGTTATTTTAGATGATTGTCTTTATGACAATACCTGGTCTCGCGATAAAATGATGCGACTTTTGTTTATGAACGGACGTCATTGGAAGATCATGTTAGTGATAACTATGCAATATCCATTGGGTATTCCACCTACATTGCGTACTAACATTGATTATGTTTTTATTTTAAGAGAGAATTATATTGCAAATAGGCGCCGTATTTATGATAATTATGCTGGCATGTTTCCAACATTTGAATCTTTTTGTCAAGTCATGGATCAATGCACAGAAAATTATGAATGTTTAGTAATAAACAATAATGTCAAATCTAATAAATTACAAGACCAAGTTTTTTGGTACAAAGCAGAAAACCATAATGATTTTAGGCTGGGGTCAAAAGAATTTTGGGAATTATCTAAAAATTATAATTCAGATGACGAAGAAGAAAAATATGATCCAAATGCTAATAAGAAAAGAGGTAACGGTCAAAAAATTAGTGTTAAGAAAACGAAATGGTAAATGGTAAATAAATTGAAGAAACAATGAATGAAAATAATTAAAAATAAAAAATAAATATAAATACTAATAATTATATTTATTGTATGGTGGAAGATAATACAGTGTTTGTTTTAGTAACAGATAAAGGATATTTTAATAAAACATTTATAACCATTAATGATTTAAAAACAATTGGTAATTGGCAAGGAGATATTGTATTAATTACAATTGATTTTGATTTGGAAGAAGATTACAAGGTAACACAAAATATAATTGAACGTAAATTTCCTTCCATAGATAAAACGATTCTATTGAATGAAATTGGACCAAATGGATTTTCTAATAGCGATAAAAGAGAGATATATAAATTGAATCAATGGGAAAAGTTACATGTTTTTGATGATTATTTTTTGCAATGGGAGAGAGTTGTGTTTTTAGATGCCGGGTTACGCGTGTTAGATGATGTAAAATATTTATTAGAATTAGATTATCGCAACTGTATTTTAGCTCCAAATGATGCATCTCCTAATTTTAGAAGTGATCAAATATTTAAGCATCAATTGAGCTTTGACAATGAATCCAAAATAGATCTTATCAGAATGGATTTTGGAAATGAAATATTTGAATCATATCATATGTTAAATTGTATGTGGGTATACGATACAAGTATTTTAAAAATATGCAACAAACAATACTTGATAGATGCTATGAATAAATATACTTTGTGTAAAACAAATGAAATGGGTATTATGAATTTAATGTTTCATTTCAAATATAATTTATGGAAAGAGTTTCCTTTGAAAGCTTCAAATGGCAAGTTTCTGTTTGAATGGTGTGAATTAAATCATAATTTTCATACTACGTGGAGGGATTATTGTTTTATTAAATATCCGGTTACTATTGGATTACATGAAGTACCGCTTTTTTAAAAATGCTACAAAACCATCAAGTAAAATACAATATTTGAGTATTAGACGGTTTATAATATGTTATTTCATTTGCAATGTATGAATCCTTAATGTTTGGTATACTAAAAACTCTGTAACAAAATACACAATCTTCTTTTGTATAAAATTCAGCTTCTTCAGGAAATTGGACTTGATTAAAAATACATTGTTTTATTGAAACGTGACCATGATGAATTTTACCATTCATAGTATGATAATCTTTATGAGTAATACAACCAGAATAACACTGTTTTAAATTATTGCTCATTATAACCATATCATTTTGTTCTATTTTTTTAATCAGTTTATTTTCAATGTTTTCATAATTAGAATAATTATGTAAAATAATATCACTATTTTCTTCTTGAAAAACCTTCAATAATATTTCTATTCTTTGTGGATGCATTACGTCATCTGCGTCAATAAAACTTATATAATCCATATCTGACAAACTAGAAGCAGCAATATTACGATTTTGTGCAGCGCATTTTTTTTCTTCACTTGTGATTATTTGTAAATGAAATGTATAATTTTTTATTTTCTCATAATATATATCCATATCAAAATCTGAATCTTTACTAGAAGAACAACTAACTACGACTTTGTCTGGTAATATTGTTTGATTTTGAATAGAATCAAGCAAATTAAATAATGGACCGACGTGACCAATGTATGCAGGGACAGCTACTCCTATTTTCATAAATAATATTATAATAATATAATTATTGTCTTTATAATTATATTATTCAAAAATATATTATTCAAAAATATATTATTCAAAAATATATTATTCAAAAATATATAATACATTATAATACATATATATTTTATTTATCAGAGATCTCCATGCTATCATTATTTTTTTTGATTGCAAAAGGCCCACTTACTAATTCACTTTGTCCATAATCAGTCTTACCAACAACAATATTTTCACCTTCAAATAATTCTGCACGAATATCGGCAGCTGTAATGGATTCATTTCCGCCACCATTTTGACTAAATGTACTTTCTTTTGTACTCATATTATTTACACCAATCAAATTTCCATCATCATCAATAGTTTGGGTCAATGCATTTCCACTTTTTTCAGCCTTTTTCATATTCTCTTCAATTGCCTTTTGTTTTGTCTCTTTGACTCTTTGTTCAAAATTTTGTTTGGCGTTTGATTCATTCTTTTGTTTCTCGTGCATCAATTGATTTAATTCTTCTTCCATATATTCAACCCGACCGGTTTTGTATGCTTCCGGGTCCCATGGCATCCATAATCCAACCGGGCCGACAAACACATCATGGTTAGGATCAATTTCTCTTAGTAACTTACATCTTATTTCTGCTTCTTCCATACTTGGATAAACACCTCTTATTTTGATTCCTCTAGTACTTGTTTGAAAGTTATGATTCATTCCAAATAATTTATCTAACTCTTCTTCATTATTATCTAAAAATGTCTTATAATCGTCTTCCATAGATGATTTTGCAAGTTCTTCTTTCTCTTCTTTTACAAAATCTTTAAAATCATTGGATACATCTTCAAATGATATATGATATTTGTATGAAATGAAATTCAGAAATTGAACAAACTTTTCCATTGATTTATTAACATCCCATTTCTTTAGGAATTCCTCAAAATAAAATAGTTCCTTTTGTTTTATGATTTTTTCAGGTGAAACAAATGAAACGCATGCAAATTTTTGTCCAGCAATAGGTTTATCCTCTTCTAAAAGATCAACATATTTACTGTTTGTTTTTTTTTCAGTATCTAGTTTTCTCTCAAAACCGCTTTTTGTATTAACATTTACAGAATTTACAGATCTACTACTTGTAGTTTCCTTACTTTTCCCCTTGGAATTATTTTTACCAGACATTTAATTTACTTTATTTAGTAAACTTTAAGTTTTATTATTACAATAATATTATTATAAATATTTTTTTTTCTTTTTATTTAATATAATGACTGGTTTAATAAACGTCGGTGAATTGATCAAAAGAATCATTAAATATTTAGTAGAAGGTTTGATGGTAGCTATTGCTGCTTTTGCTATCCCAAAACGTTCTTTAAATATTGAAGAAATTATTCTAATTGCTTTAACTGCTGCTGCTACATTTAGCATTCTTGATACATACATTCCTAGCATGGGTGTAACAGCTCGTTCAGGCGCTGGATTCGGTATTGGTGCTAATTTGGTAAGATTCCCAGGTGGATTCTAATCCACCTTTAGAAAAGGTGGAGCCAAACCAATGTTTCCCAAAAGTTGATCCAAATGTTTTGCTCTACTTTTTTGAAAAGTTGAATTTTGGTTTTACCTTTTTCCAAAAGGTAAATTAAATAATTATAATTATATCATATAATATTATAATTATGCGTAGAACCATAAAGAGAAATACAATGTACAAAAGAAAAGGTAATACTAGTAAAAGAAGAACATCCCGAAAAATTTACAGAAAGAGACATTCTAGAAAACATGGTTTGCGAGGTGGAAATTTTGGCGAACATTGTCCTGATCCAAATTTTTCTATTTACAATACTAACCTTTTGAAGTTATTTCCTTATTCAACCTTTGGAAAAGGTTGAGCAAAATTTACCTTTTTTCTAAAAGGTAAAACCAAAATTCAACTTTTCAAAAAAGTAGAGCAAAACATTTGGATCAACTTTTGAGAAACATTGGTTTGGCTCCACCTTTTATAAAGGTGGATTTAGATGGTCGGTATAAATTCCCAATCTAATTCTTTGCATATTTTTTTCCAAATATTATCTTGTTCAACTCGTTTTTCTTTGTCTTTTAACATAGGAAAGTGTTCTAGGTATTGCTCTTCGCCTAATAATTCACAAAGTTTATATGCTGTATAATAATAATTTAAAAAATTTACTCTGTCATCGGGACAAAATTTAGAATAAGGTGATTGTAATTCAATAAATAAATTGCATAATGTTTCTTCTAATTCACTACTCATGATCGGTGGTTTGATTCCTAATTTATCTTTAATAAATGGAATGTGTTCATAATATTTATTATAGCCCAATTTTTTTAAGATTTCCTTTGTTTTTATATTTGTAATTTCACTTAATTCAATTCTCTCTTTTTTAATTTGTAATTTGATATTTTCAATAACATCATATGGTATTTGTGTAGTTTCTTTACCTTGAAACTGAGCTAATATTTCTTTAAAATGATTAATTCTTTTATATGCATAAAAACAGACTTCTTTGGGTGGTTCTTTGTAAGAAGGTTTTTCATTTTCTATTAAATAGGGAACGTATCTGTAACACGTGTTGCACATCATTACGCCTTCATCTTCCAAAGGAATTAATTCCCCTTTATAACAAAAATTACAAATGTCAGTTGGATAAACATAAGCATTAATATCTAAAAATATGTCGTCAATATTTGAAAGATATTTTTGAACAATGTTACTGCTTGTAATTCTCTGTTTTTCTTCATTTGTTGATTTATTTAATTTAAAAAAATTATTTACAATTTTATTTTTTGTATTATTATTGTTATTATTATTGTTATTGTTATTGTTATTTGTTTCTTCATTAGAAATATTTTTCTTATTTTCAAAATATTCAAAAATATATTTAGAATTATCTAAAAAATATTCTTTTTTTTTATTTTTCAATTCATTTATTTTTGAATTAATTTCTTTTAATCTATCGTGTAATTCAAGTTTCAGTTCAATATTTATTTCTCCATCATTTAGTTGTTGTTTTATTTTTATTTTTTCATTCTGTAATTCAGGTATTCTGTTATTTTCATCCTTTGCAAATTCATTAATAAACTCTTTGTGTTTATTATCTAATGTAATCGCATTTTTTTTATTGAACTTGATTTTTTTTATTGTTTTTGGTTTGAAGGACGGCATTTAAATAAAAAGTACTTTAAATTAAAAGATAAAATTTATTTAATTTAAAATTAATCTATATTATAATTTACATATAATCAAACAATCAAACAAGTTAAAAGAAATTTAAATTTTTCTTGAAAATAAATAATGGATTTAACAATAAATATAGAAGAATATTTAGAAAATAATAATAATAAAATAAAAATAAGCCCACATGTTTTTCAAAAAATGAATTTGATTTATAATGCATTAGAAGAAGGTTGGAGTATAAAAAAAAAAGATACATCTTATATTTTCACCAAGAAACATGAAAATAAAAAAGAAATAATTGAAGATTCATATTTATTAAAATTCATGAAGAGCAATTTAGATTTGCATAAAATTATAGAAAAATAATTAATCATGTAAAAAATACATAATTCTTTTTTTTATTTAATTTAATTAATTATAATTAAATTAAAAAATCAAAAATTTTTTTCTTTAGCAATTGTATAAAAATGGGAGGAGGTCTTATGCAACTAGTCGCCTACGGCGCTCAAGATGTTTACCTTACAGGTAATCCACAAATTACTTTCTGGAAAGTAACCTACAGACGTTACACAAACTTTGCAATTGAATCAATTGAACAAACTTTCAACGGCCAAGCCGATTTCGGTCGTCGTGTCCAATGTATCATCAGTAGAAATGGTGATTTGGCTTACAGAACTTATCTTCAAGTCACTTTACCTGAAATCAACCAACTTATGGGACTTGGTGCCTTTGTC